GAAAAATAGGTTGAATTTATCCTAACTTTATGATATAATAAATACAAAGGGGGTGTTCGTATGAACATTGATACAAACACAATTTTTTCTATGACCGAAGCAAACCAGAATTTTTCTATGGTTGCCAGAACGGTTGACCAATATGGAACAGCAATCATCTTTAAGAACAATAAACCACGCTATGAAATACGGGTATTTGATGATACCGAAACAGATGAAACTGCATCTGATGAAGATGTTCTTGACATTTCCAAAAAGTTATTAAAACGAAATGCTGCTGTATATAAGGAGCTTGCAAAATGATTCGTCTGACAAAACAACAAGTTATACTGCTTCATCGAGATGTCATTGCTCAGTCAGGAGGTTCACCTGAAATACGCGATGAAGGTTTACTGGAATCGGCTTTGAATGCTCCATTTCAAACATTTACAGGAATAGAATTGTATCCTACAATAATTGATAAGGCAGCACAGTTAGGATACAGTTTAATTAAAAATCACGCATTTGTTGATGGAAACAAGAGAATCGGAACTCATGTAATGCTTATTTTTCTAATGTTAAATGGAATTGATGTTGATTATGAAGATGAAGAATTAACACGGTTGATTCTTGGTGTAGCTGCCGGAGAAATATCTTCTGAACAGTTATTAGCTTGGTTACAGGCACACATTTGTTAATTCAAAACGCATCAAAATCGCTTTGAGAAGCAACCTCATTCCACCCTGAATACTCATCATTTTCACGTTCCGTGAACATATCGTTTATCAGTCCAATCGTCAGCAGATCCAGCTCGGTCATAGAAAGACCGAGCTGTTTGCATCTCAGGAGAAAAAGCGGAGTTGTCATCGGGCGGTCAGTCTGGCGATGTTTTTTTTAGACTCTACTTGCGTTGCGGTGTTCAGTCCCCAGAGTTCAATCAGTTGCGGAAGAATTTCATAAATGCTGAACGTGTTAAACTGTTCCAGAAAATCATCAGGGTTATCAGGAACATTGGAGTCAGCGTGTTTTGCCATGATATAGGCGATATTTTCAAAAACTTCAAGGCTTTCAATGCCGATTTCGCTTTTATTTTCATCACCCTCAGTGACTTCAGTTTTCAGTGCAGAAAAGTCCTTATAAATATCTCTGCGGAATTTCAGACGATACAAACGTGGTACAGCAGCACTTGCCTTAAAAGGCACTTCAATTCCGTCAATTGTAATATTTTTCTGAATAGCCATTGATTTTCACTCCTTACGCATTGCTTGATTTTTGTTTTGAAGCCGTACCTGTATCAGGGTTATATGGCATCTTGAACCAGTTATTATACACCGTATCTGTGGTGCTTTCAGTAGTTTTCGATTTCACAAGACCTGTCGGCAAAGGAGTAGCTTTCAGTGACAGTTTTTCAGTCTTGACTTCTGTGCTTTCTTCGGTGGTTGCAGATTCCGTTGCAGGACGTGACGCACTGCAACAATACATTACATGACGGATGTGGTGCTTGTCACCCAGAAATTCAAACATCAATGCAAACTGTGCAAGTTCCGTATCATTCTTTTCCACCAGAACACCATTGTTATCAAGGATTTCTCCTAAGATTTCAGTTGCAAATTCAGTTGTTATAAGGGCGATTTCAAGGTCACCTGTATATCCTGCATTGTTGTTGATGACATAATAAACACCATTGTCCGCAAAGAAATTCTCTGCTTCGCCGTTTGCGTCAATAGAAAGCGATACGGCACCGGGCAGATGCTTTGACGGACCATATGCCGGGACAGTTTTGTTGCCGTCTGGATCTTCACCCCACTCATTGATTTTTGCCCAGTAGACGTTCTGCAAACCGAATTTAACCTTGTTTTTCTTGTTCGCCATAAAATCAAACCTCCATTTCATAAAGCACTTCATAGAGCCTTTCAGACTCTATCCATGCTTCTGTCTTGTTGTAAAAAATGTGATGTTGCCTTAAAATTTCCTCGATGTGTTTTTCTACTTCCGGTGATTTCTTATCCGTGTACAGTTCAATGTCCAGCTGTTTGAAGCTGTAATACATCGTATTATCCGCACCGAATGCATGCTCACCGGGAGAGAGAAACAGCAAAAAGGGCGGCTGTGGAGATTCTCCCTCAGCAAAATGGTGATATGCGAAAGGCAGCCCCGTTTCCTGCATCATTTCATGGATTTCTTCATAGGTCATGACAACGCCTCCTTTATGAGGTTCTCAAGCATTTCCGCACCCTTTTCTTCTGCAGGAGCAATATGCGGTTTTCCTGCAACACGCCCACCGCCACGCTTGGCATGACCATGCTCCAATAAATGAGCCAGCTGATAGCGGTTCTTGGAATAAACCGTCATTTGCAAAGAATGGCTGTTCTCGCTGACTTTTTTGGCTGTCCAGCTTTTTGCGTAAGCACCAGTGTCTTCCGGAGCATTTGAAGATATCTCTTTTCTAACTTCGGTTGCAGTTTTTCGGACTGCCTTTTTCACCTCTGTATCGGCAAGGTCAGCATATTCCTGTAAGCCTTTCATGATCTCACTTGCCATGTCATCAATAGATGTCACTGGGAGCACCTGCCTTTCGGACTTCTCCCTCAATTGCGAGATAGTCCATTTTTTCATAGTCGGGTTTTACACTGACAATATCAAATGTCTGTCCACGGAACAGAATCCTGTGTGTTGTGGCGTTCAAAGACAGCAGATAGGAACTCTGCCGGACAAGGAATGACACGGACTGTATTTCTCTGGTGACTCCCGTATTCACTTGTTCGGCAGAGCTTTTCACGCTGACTTTCGCCCAGCAGGAGAAAACCTCGTCCCACTTGGAAGTATGGTTTCCGATTTCATCTACCACGGTGCGATGCTCCAGAATGGCGATACGCTGATTCAGTTTATCAAAATCCATTACACCACACCCTCTCGCTGTGCAAACAGAATGGAACGCAGGCTCATGGTAAGACCATGATAGTCGGGCTTGCTTCTGTTTTCATACAGATAACCGAGTGCAAACAATACCGCTGTTCTCGTCACATCTTCAAAACAAGTGAATTTTTCCTCATCCATTCTGCCCACGTCCTTGACCAGTGATTTTGCCGTATCGAGCAGTTGGAGGATGAGCTTGTCATCCTCCTCATGGTCGACACGAAGATAATTTTTGGCTTCGTTAAGGGTAATCATGCTATCACGCCTTTTTGATTGTAAGAGTTTTTACGGCCTCGGGCAGAATCAGCTTGCCGTCCACACGCTGTGATGCAAGAAAACCGACCTGTCCGTTCATAGCGAAAAGCTCATTCAGACGCTTAAGAGAACGTCCCTGTCTGTCAGCCACCCAGTAATAGGAATAGTCGCCGAATGCAATTGCCTTTGCACCTGCCGCAATGGTAGGAGCGTAGACAGAAGTCACATAGGGACGGTTCAGGATGGTGTCGGGAAGACCAGCGGAAACAGCCGGAGACCAGATATACTGACCGTTATTGTCCTTTACCTTACGCAGTGCCTTCACCGTCTGCTCATTGAGAATCCACACCGCCTTTTTGCGGTAAGGACTCTTGAGAGAGTAAAACAGTTCAATGACGTCATCAAAAGTGATGGTCGCCCCCGTTGTGGTTGCACCGTTTTCAGCACCGCCTGTTGCAGCGAAAATGCCGGTAGGCTTGCCCTTACCGTCACCGATGAGGAACGCCTCTTCCTCCTTTGTGCCGATTCTACGTGCAAATTCCTTTGCAATATAGGATGGCAGGTCAAACACGCTGTCATTGAGAAGCTCCTCAGAGATCTTAATCGCAGTACCGACCTTGTAAGCGGAAAGTGCAATCTGACCGAAAGCGTCATCAGAAAGGGTGTAAGCCTCTTCCTCCTCCATCCAGCACGCCTCGCCCTTCTGCGTAATCACGGGGATTTTGCGGTCTCCACTTGATGTCTGAATTTTCGTTGCAAGAGGACGGAATACATTTTCCTCTTCAAGTGCGGAGATGAGCTTCTTTTCGAACTCATCCGGCACAAGATAGCCGCCTTCGGTATCTTCGCCAATCTGCAGAGCATTTCTCACATCGGCAAAATTACGGTTGCGAATGCTGTTCCAGAAAGCAGTACGATATGCATCAGATGCAATGCCGGTCTTGGTATCACTGTGAGTGGATGCGTTCGGCTTGTTCTGAATCGGCGTAGAAGTAGGCTTGTTCATTTCTGCCTCAATCTGATCCTGTCGTTCCAGCCGCTGGATTTCCTTGCCGTATGCCACGATCTGCTGCTCCATGGCATCGTATGTCTTGCTGTCCTCTTCCGAAAGCAGACCGCTTTCATTTCGCTTGGAATCCAAAAAGTCACGGGCAGTATCCCATGCCTTGCTTCTTTTTTCTCTCAGTTCCTGAATTGTCATAGTATCAGTCCTCCTGTATTTTTAATATTTCAAAAGCTCCAGCCGCTTGTCCAATTGGTTGATCGGCGTGCCTTTGGATGCAGTTGCAGAAATCTTCTGCAGAAAAGAATCCAGCGTTTTGGATGGTGTGTACAGCATGGATGCTGTGCTTTCTTTCTTTTTTTCATCTGGATCTGTTTTTTCTGGTTCTTCTTCTGGAACAAACGGATTCTTTTTAGAAAAGAGAATGCCGTCTACAAATCCCAGCTGCAATGCTTTTTCTGCATTCATCCACGTTTCTTCATCCATCAGCCTTGCGATCTTATTGCGGCTGAGATGCGATTTTTCTGCATAAGCATTGATAATGGATTCCTTGACTTCATCCAGAAGTGCGATTGCTTTCTCCATATCTGCCTTGTTGCCCATGGCACAGGTCATCGGATTGTGGCACATCAGCATTCCGGTCGGTGAAATCAAGGTTTTTTCTCCAGCCATCGCCACCACAGAAGCCGCAGAAGCGGCAATGCCGTCAATCTTGACCGTAACCTTGCCCGGATGGTTTCGGAGCATGGTATAGATCTGACTGGCAGCAAACACATCGCCGCCCGGCGAGTTGATAAAGACGGTCACATCACCGCTGTGTTTTTGCAGTTCCGAGCGGAACATGGCAGGGGTGATGTCATTTTCAAACCATGTACTCTCCGCAATCGCACCGTACAAATACATCTCCGATGCACCGGTTTCTTCGTTGCGTACCCAGTTCCAGAAACGATTATTCTTCATGGGTCGTTTCCTCCTTTTCATTTTTCTTTGCAAATGCACCTGCATCAGCAAGTTTGGTGAAGCTGCCATTTACGAGGTACAGATTGCCGCCCAGTTCTTCCGGCACCAGATTCATATCCTCCAGTTCCCGAATGTCATTGGTGGACATCCAGCCGTTCTGTCTTGCGGTAGCATAGCCCTGCATTCTGGAAGCATAGTCACCACGCAAAAGCCCCTCTACATTGAATTTGATGAAATACTTGCCTTTCTCTGAATCAGAAAGCAGATCTTTCATCATACCTTGCTCCCAGCGAACGATCCACGGGTCGAGACTGTATTTCACGAAATCCAATGATAGATGTTCCACGTTACTGAATGTGGCATGGTCAAGATCGCCGATCATATGAAGCGGCACTCGATACAGCCGGGCAATTTCCTCTACCTGAAACTTTCTGGTTTCGAGAAACTGTGCTTCATTATTGGGGATGGAAATAGGCGTGTATTTCATGCCCTCTTCCAAAATTGCGGTATGATGCGAGTTAGAACCGCCATAGGCACGCTGCCAGGCATCTCGTACACGCTCTGGATTTTTAATGACACCCGGATGTTCCAATACACCGGATGGACTGGCACCGTTGGCGAAAAAGGTAGAACCATAGTCTTCACAGGCGAGGGAAATACCGATTGCATTCTTCGCAAGAGCAATGGGAGAATATCCCACCAAGCCGTCATACCCAAGTCCGGGAAT